ACAATATGCGATAAATACAATTATCCGAGAGTGGAAGAAATAAATCCTGATACAGATATTAACGTATATTGTTGGGCAACAGATGATAACCCCACAATGACCCAAAGTGCCATCGACAATATAATGTTTGATGTCGATGACGAAAATGAATTGGCATTGCGTCGATACGGGGTGTTTAGACAGGTATCAGGGCGTATATATAAGGTATTCGACACTAAAGCTCATGTATTACCGTTTGATAAGGTGTTTAACGCAGATACGTTTAAGCAGTACTGGCATTTCAGGGTTATAGATTATCATCCGGCAAAACCCTGGTATGTCACGTGGGTGGCAGTTACCCCGCAACAGGAATGGTTTGTCTGGAACGAAATGAAAGCCTATCATGACGTAAAGACGCAATTTGATGTCAGGGACGATATTAAAGACGAATCGCTTTTAGACGAAGACGATGAATTTAACCGCAGGACGTTTATTGATCCGTTGGCGAAAATAAAAAAGGTAAAATCCGGTACTTCGGTATTTGAGGAAATCAGCCGGGGGGAGCTTGGTTTGCGAAGGTGCGAATCGGCAGATACAAAACACGTTGAGGGCAACCGGAGCACTATAAAAACTAGGTTGAAAAATTCTTTACTATCTGAAGTGCCTTTTAACAATGTCGATTACAGCCGGCCACCGGATAACAGATACGGTCAACATAGACCTACCTTATGGTTTTTAGACAACTGTAAGGAACATATTGAGCATTTCCGGTCATGGCGATACATCGATTTTAAGCAGCAGCACGTAAAAGCGGTGAGAACAACAAAGAAGGAAAGCGAAAAATGGTCGGATTATCCGAGAAACCTTGAGTTTCTAGGATCCCTGAATCCGGTATTTTATGATCAGCCGAAACTCGATGATTGGCATAGATCCGAATTATTCCAGGGTAGGAGACGGACGGCATAATGGAATATGTTGATGTAAAAATCAAAATGGAATGGATTAATATACGCTTGAAAGAAATGTCGGAATTATATTGGTATCGAAGTGCAGGAAATTATTGCAGTGCCAGGATGATGTCTAAAATCATCCCATCCTATATACGAAAGGGCTGGATTTGGCAAAATGGCAGGAAAATTTGCCATATGAAAGGGCAACCTATGGTCCGTAGATATGGCTGGGTTGATTGGCGTTTTGCATATGGATCTATAGAAGGTGACTAATGGCAAACAAATACTATAAGAAAAAACAGCGCGGCAGGCCGAAGAAAACGACTGATTCTAATATAAAGCAAGAAATACAAGACGTTATGTTGTCTCAGTTAACGGATGACTTTACGGTTGCCAAACAGAATATGGATGAGGTTAATAAAGACTTCATGGACTATTACGATATGGTTCATTGTATCCGTAAATCTGCCGGTGGTAATGATTGGGAATCCAAGGTAAAGTTGCCTGAGTACACGTCAAGGCTTTTAACCCAAGTGGGAAACTTTGTTGCCAAGTATTTCGGTAGCCGTGATTATGCTGAAACCGATGAGGATACCGAAGACGCTACTGTGATCGGGCAGACAAAGTCGGCGAAAGATCTGCTGAATTCTCTTTTAAATGATCCGAAGGCGTATTATTTTCAAAAAATAGTGAGGATGTTAATGTTTGCATGGCCTTCGGGTTGGGCAATTATAAAAGGTGCTTATAAACAGCAAATTGAAAGATACGTGGCCGCAACAAAGACCAGGACAGAAACCGTGACAGACGATTTCGGGAACGCACTTTCGGCTGACGGCGGGATATTTGAAGATCCCTATACACAGGAGCCGATGACAAACGAAATTGAAGAACCTATCTATGACATTAAAATCATTGAAGATAAACCCACCTTTGATATTTATCCAAATCAAAATGTTTATTTCTCTCCTGAATACACCTATTCAATTCAAGATAAAGAATATGTAATATTTGAAAACGACTCGATGACATTGGCGGAATTAAGAGATGTTGCCGATCAAAACGAATATTTCAACCTACATTTACTTGAGGAAAGCAAAAAGGAAGAACCACATGCCAGCGGGGACAAAACTTGGAATAAAGACGGTAAGTTTAAAGATATTGAGAATCCACCTTCTCCGAAGTTTAGAATCCTTGAAAGATGGACAAAATATCCGATTATAATAAACGAAGCCGATGAAAGGGGTTATCCGGTTGATTACGAAATTGGAATAGATAAGGACGGCACCCTAAAAGATAACGCTGTTTTGTATGAGTGTATTATTACAACCGCTATGGAGACTAGGGCGGCAGAGTCGCAGCAGACGCTTTTAATCGGGTTTAGACCATCGAAGCATTCCAAAAGACCAATGACGAGATTTTTATGCTATATCGATGCGCTAAATGATTCGGGGTTTGGTGACGGTGAGCTTGTCAGCGATTTGGCGGCGGCAATCGATGATAATTTCAACTTGGGTAATTATAAAACCAAACTTTCTACAACTCCGTGGTTTAAAGGTAAACGGTTTGCGGGTATTCCTGATAAGGTCAAGGTAGGGCCAGAAGAAGTCACGATGCTTGAAAACATGGATGATTTGCAGGAAATGCAAATGAATGATAACATCCAAGGCACGATGGTACAAAACTCCATGTTAGGGTCTAGGATGGATTACGCTTTAAACACCAGCCCTCAGACTATGGGACAGGGGCCGGAAAGGGCGGAAACCGCGACTCAGGCCGGAATTATCAGCCAAAGGGCGGAAGTGCGGATCGGGTTTAAAAATACGGTACTGGAATTTGTCGGGTTTACCGAGTTTTACGATATGCTCTTAACCCTGTGTAACGATTTTATGTTACCAAGGACATTGGAAAAATACATAGGCGAAGGAGCTTTTACCTATAATCCGAATAGAGTCAATAGGTTTCGTCCTGTATCACAGTCACTTGAAACTGAAGAATCAAAAAACTTTAAAATGCGGATGATCGATCAGATCATGGGACGGATTGTGAATTTCCCGAATCCGAAAACTCCTATGGTTGTAAACTATTTAATGGGCATGTGGCTGGACGCGGCAGGGAAAAACTTCAAGCATTTCAAAGAATTTATGTTTTCAGAAGATCCTGAAATTAATCTTTTATATCAATTAGCGACCGGCGGCCAGGCAGCGGGATTGCAGCAGCAAGCGGATTTGGCCGGCGGTGGGCCGTCTAACCAAGCTGGAATACAACAGGGAACGGCTGAACAGGGCGCAAGGGCAGCAGCAGGGAGATAAGATGTAATGCAGATATCGGGTAAAATCGTAGATTACGCAAGTAGTTTCGGACTTGAAGCGCGAGAAACTATTCTAAAAGAAATTGCAGACAACAATATCCTTGAAGAATTTTTTGAAACCACACAAGGTAAGGTGATCGCCAACAATGTTATAAACAGTATTGCTTTAAACGTGGTAAAAATCATTGGTATATGCAGGGACGAAACCCCGGCAGTGGCGGTTGAAAAACTGCATCAGCCGGCAACCGAGATTAATTTAGCCTATAAAATCATAGTTGATTGGGCCAATATTCTCGTAACAGGGAAAAAACACAAAGACAAAATAAAATAAATTTGGGCTAGCTTCCGGCCAGAAGCGACCTTAATAAGGATTTAAAAACCGCCATGCAGGGCTGCATACCTGTATTGGCGGTTTTTATTTGCCCAAGAAAGGAAAGAAAATGGGAGAAGAAAATGTCGCTACTGAACAAAACCCCGCTGAAGAAAGCCAGGGTGCTGAAAGTCCGGCAGAAGAGACGACTGAAACGCAAGAAACGACTGAAGCAGCTCCCCAATTTGTAACGGCAGAGCAAATGCAGGAATTTATTGAGCAGAACGCTAACCAGATGAAAACCTGGATAGGTCGGCGCGATAAAGAAACATTTGAAGCAATCGGCAATCGGATTGATGAGATAAAGGCTAGACCCGCCCCGGATAACGATGAGATGTCTACACGCCTGCTGGAAAACCCGACAGAAACCGTGACATCCATCATGGAATCCCATGAACGGGAAAAAAGCCAAAAGAATCAATCACACATCAATAAAACTCTAACCGTTGCCGGAAACGTGATGGACTCCGACACGCTTTACAAAGATAAGGATTTGGGTAAAGAAGTCACAGCTGAAGTCAAATTAATGTTTAATAACAACCAAATCAATATGAACGTCAATCCAGAGGAAGCCGGTCGGCTTTTGATAGCCGATGCCCTTTCGTCTGTAATGCGAAAACGCCAGGGGATTAAAACCAATCCGTTAGAAAACAATCAACCGCAAAACACAGCCGGTACTATTACGCCCGGTAGCGGGAAAACGAGGCCGGTTAAAGTCCCTAAATTAGATCCCGAAGCGGCGGCTTTGGCGAAAAAATGGAACATGAAAGAAGAGGATCTTGTAAGAGTGTTAGGTGATGAAAACAGTTAAAGACAGAACTGAATACACGTACAGGTGTCAATATTGCGGATTTGAATGTGTAGCTAAAAAAATGCCGCAATCAAACTTACCTGTTACAAAATTGGGCAATTATGGGGACAACGCCACCCCCACCCCGACAACGTATGCAGACACGGTTTATACCTCAACCAGCATTGCTTTTGTTGCTGCGGCAGGTAGTGATCCTGCCAAACTCACAGATGATTACTTTGGGTTTGGAGATAATCACTTACAATCCAATTGGAGCATACAGGTTACAACCACAAGTGGCACGAATGATGGCAGTTACACAATCGCTGATCGCGGAGTTTCGAGAGATGAGCTACTATTAAGTTCAACCGATAGCCTCACGGACGAAAACGCCGCTACCGCCGGGACGGTAACTATTAAGAAGGTAATTTATAAACCAAACGTGACTTCTGGCTGCCCATTTTGTGGGAGTCAGAATTCTAAATAGGAGAAAAATATTATGGGTTTTACATATGCTGGTAATTTAGGTGGTGCCGGTGCCCCTACTGTGTTGCGTTTGCAAACTGGTGAAACCTGTTATAACGGCCAATTAGTACAGGCCGATATTTCAGCGGCTAACGGCGGGCATGTTCAGATTGCTGATGTTGCTAGCGAAGCCAGTGAAGATGATCTGCCCATCGTGGGTATGATAACCGCAATTGCCGATGAAAGTCGAACATATGTTGCTTCATCTTCGGGTACTGCGCAATATGGTGATAGAAGCACTTACACCATAACGCAATCAACAATTGCAGGCAACCTTGGCACTAAATTAAGCGGAGGCGGCGAGGTCGATGTTACTCTAATTATTCCTGGGGTGACATTGGTTAAAGCGCCCATTTACGATGCTGCCTGGGGTACGGCCTTGACTGAGATGGTGGTGACGACCGCCAGTTCTGGTGGTGTAACTATCACAGCAACAGGCGATGCAGTTACAGATGTTCCGGACGATTTGGCGACAATTTTTTGTCGAAGCGGTGCCAATCGTGGTCATTCCCGAATCGTGACTACCGGCACATCAACAACGGTAAGAACCGTTGTTATACCCTTTCCCTACGGGATTGCGGTTGATGATGTGTTTGTGCAATTTTCCGGAAAACTTGGCAAAAGCCATATGGATATTCCGGCAACGGCAGACTGTATCGATGGTGATAACGATTTGAACGCCTATTATGACGTTTTTTATCATGAGATTAACCTAGAGGAGACCGGCAAAGAGTACGCAATTTTTTCATTATATGCTGGTCATCACATTCATAGCTAAAAGGAGGTAAAAAATGGGTAATCCTTTGACAAGCAAACAAGCTGTACGCCTCCTGGATGACCGTCTCACTAAGTTGTACTGGGATCGCTATAACGGCTTACCAAAGGTTAGGGACCAGCTATTCACGACTGTTAATGACAGTAGGGCATGGCTGGAATATTATGCAATGGGTGGGGTGCCTGATCCTGCTGAAATGAATGGCACGATCACCTACCAAGCGGTGAGTCCGGGGTATCACCAGAAAATAGAGCCTAAAGAATATGCGGGTGGTATTACCATCGAGCGTAGACTTTTGGACACCGACAGGTATGATATCGTGGATAGGCTGCCGACTGGATTGGCAACTGCTGCAAACCGGAAAATGAACAAGATTGCACATGAGCCGTTTATTTATCATGATTCAAGTGCTTTTACGTTTTTGACTTCGGAAGAGGGTGTGGCGCTTTGTTCGAACAGCCATACCACAAAAGCAGATGGGGTGTCCACTTCCACCGGGTTTGACAACCTTTCAACACTGGCTTTTGATGCCGTAAACCTTGAGACTGTTCGTATTCAGTCGCGGGGTCTAAAAGATGATATTGGCGAAAGAATAGATACCAATTTCGATACTATCATCCACGGCACCAATGACGAAGAGGCCGTGTGGGAGGTCATGAAAACCGAAGGTAAATTGGATGAGGCCAACAACAATCTCAACTTCCAAAGAGGGCGCTGGAAATCGATTTGTCTTCCATTACTGGACGACTACGACACCAACGATTGGTTTATCGTAGACTCTTCCCTAATGAAAGAACAATTGATCTGGCATCAGGGAGTACCGTTGGAATTTAACAACACAACTGACTTCGACACCATGATGCGTAAATATGCCGACTACTTTGTTTGTGGTTGGGGTTTTACCGATTGGCGATTTATTATCGGCGCATCAGTCAGTTAAATCAGGCACTTAGCTGATAAACTACTAGGGGTGTCCACGAGAATGGACACCCCTATACAAAGGGGTAAGCGGGTGTGGAAATCATCCGGGCAGAAATGTCCCTAGAGAGGTAAATATTATGGGTATCACACATTATCCAAATGGAATTTCAAGTTTTGGTGCGCCGGTTGGCGGGTTGCCTGTTACATTCGGCAATGATGCAACTCGCTCTGCCGGTAGATATTATTTTGTGAATCCGACAACCGGACTAAGCGGTAATACCGGGTTGTCGATGGATAAACCGCTGGATACCTTTGCGAATGCTTATGCAAAGATGACAACCAATAACCATGATGTCATGGTTTTGTCGGCAACTTCCGGGCATACGTTGGCAGATCAGCAAAGTATCACAAAAAACCGGAGCCATTTTTGGGGTCTTGATGCGGTTGGCAGGTATTACGGGCAGCGGTCAAGATGTACAATGGGTGTTACTACCGGAAGCGCGGTTGCATGTGTGCAAAATACCGGAGTTGGGAATTCATTTTCTAACATAAAATTCGATAGTTCCGACACATTAGCAACAAGCCTTTACGGTTTTGCAGAAGGTGGCGAATACACGGTAATTGAGCATTGCGAGATTTACAAGTCAACCGATTTGGACCAGGCTACCGCAGCGGAATTGCTCATGAACGGTGATAGCGCCTATGTGCATCATTGCACGATTGGATCTTTGGCCAACCAGGTATCGGCGGCAAGAACAAATGTACTGCTTACGCGGGAAACAATCACAGGCAAGGTATGCCGTGACGTGATGTTCGAAAACTGCCTGTTTTGGCTGAAAAGCTCTTCAGCAACAGCTTGTCATTTCCATGCAACTACGGCAACTGATGTTGAGCGCATGCTGCAAATCAAAGATTCTCAAATGCTTGTGGCAAAACTTAGCTCCGGTACGGTAGGGGATGCAATTATCATTGATGCAGCTTTGACCGAAGGGCAAATTCTTGTCAATAATAGTTGTAATCTCAACAGTACGGCACTTGGCACTAATACTTTGGCGGGTGTCCTTTATTACGGTCCGGAAATTGCAACCGCCGGTACTGCCGGCAATCCGGTTGCGGTTACTGACTAAGGAGATGCATCATGGCTAAAGACTTTTTCATTTATCGTCTTTGTCCTGTTTGTAATGGGGATGGGGTTGTGACAGCCCCATCCCCAATCCCACCCTATCCGGAGGAAGATAAAGAGTGCCCTGAATGCTTGGGGCCAAATGCAAGGCGGGCGAGGTCGGGGGGATTAGTTACAGGATGGCTAGAAAAAAACGATTAAAAGAATTACCTGATAAAATGACAGGTAAAGACCTTGTTGACCAGGAGATCCACGAATCCAACCTTGAAAGACAGTGGTTTGACGGTATGGATTATGTGGACAGAAGGGATAGACAAAAGCATATTAAATCACGAACTTTATCGAGGCGTGGTATTGAAAACTACGAAAAAATAAAATGGAATAATTAAACCGGGGAGCAGCTTAACAGCCCTCCCCGAAAGGAAAATCAAATGGCAAATGAAGGGCATATTATAATCAAGCAAGGTGGCGGTCGTTACAACATGAAGCAGTTTTTTAAACCTGTTGACAAGGGATCCGCGAAACCGGCTTTCTGTTACCCGCGTCGCAGCAAGGGCTTATCGGAAAGTTACGATACCATGAAGAAAACCCTTGATAACGGTTATGTTGATCCGGCACGTAAAATGGCTTTTGAGCAGAAAATGAAGACTTTAAAGGACAGAATCGATTCGATCAACGAAAGTCACGCAAACGCATCAGCAATTATCAAGAAAGATAAGGACGGCTGGACGAAACGCCGGGATGAGTTAGCGCAAGCCATTTCAGAACAGACCCCGACAAGGGATGACGTTAAAAAACGGCGGGTAAATCCTCATTCCGTATTGCGCCGGGAAAAGCAGGGGGAAAAGGGCAATCTGCCGTTAGAGCAGATAAAACGTGAATTCACCATCATTTCAAGGGCATTTACGGCATCGGGGGATTACGAAGAAGCGAATCACAGCTTTTTGCAAAAGGATAAATAATGACAACGGTTGCCAATATCTTGACTTACGTTGGATATCGATTGTTTCCGGACGGGTCTACAACCATAGGCACGACTTCCGAGCCGAGTCAGGCTGAATGTATCCAGTGGATTAACGAAACCGTTCGGGAGTTGCTAACGATCTGTGTAGAAACCGGCAGCGAAATCGGACGCTCAACCGCTTCTATTACGTTAGCTGATGGGGACGCGGATTATACCGATTTAGCATCAACTCTATTCTGTCCGGCTATTCTATACGATCAAAATGGAGACGATTTTTCCGGGTGGATCGAAAAAACTAATGTCCGTAACCCACTGAAACTGACAACCGAAGCCAAAAAACTTGAATACGATCCTGCTTTGGAGGGTGAGCCGGTTGAGTTTTATATTGACGCTTCCAACACCGTTTATCCCCTGCCGGTGCCTGACGACACATATACCGCTAAAATCGTGTATTACGCACATCCTACAGCTTTAACAGCTACGGGGGACACCATGCCCTTCAATGTGATATTTGATAATGTGATTATCGAATTTGTCGCAATGAGGGCGCAAAACCGGGAAGAATACGATTTGGGATTTGAATTGAAATGGTTTCAATATTTACGTAAGCAGGCGCGTAAAATTATTTATATGCGCCGAAACTATATGACATCGATTAAATTATAATGGCAAAATTTTCTTCAAAACATAAGAAGCGTGAAAAATCCTTTTCTATGAAAAGCTTTCATGACGGGTACACGCAGGAACAAAATGCAATATTTTTGACGAGAAATCAACTAAGCGAATGTAAAAACCTGAAATACATTCTAAAAAAGCTCACTGACGGCACCAATGTTGTTACGGTTGCAAAGCGCCCTGGCACAACTAAAATCAGCAGCAGTGCTTTGACAAGTGCGGCTGATGTCCGGGCGTGTACCTATTACGTTGCACAATCAAAGTATATTTTAGCAACCGATGCGAAGTTGTATTATTTAGATGCCAGCCTAGCGCCGGTGGAAATCGGCAGTTCTTTTTTAGATGGGGTGCCGACTTTCACGGAATTTAATGACAAACTGATCATACACGACAGCGGTAAAACAAAATATTGGGACGGCACAACTGCGGATACAATAGACGAGTCTTTTGCCGATGAATTGCTTGGAACAGGTGACAATAGCGAAACACAGTTTACCGGAAATCTTTCTAACCTAACGATAACCACCAGCACGATTTCCATTACCTATACCGACGCCACTTCAAAAACGATAACGGACGATGGGGCCGGCAACTTAATCGGGGATGTCGACGGCGGCGGGACAAACACCATTAATTACACTTCAGGGGCTTATGATTTCACTTGCAGCGGTGCGCCTGATAGCAGCACAACTATAGTGGCTGCGTATGACCAAAGCGATGGTGCTCCTAAAAGCAAGGCGGGGTTGGTAAGGGGTTCAAGGCTTTATACCTGGGGTAACGGCGACAATCCATCTCGATTGACCTATACCAATGTGAATGACGAAAAAGCTACGGATTCATCGACAGACGGCGGGTATCTGGATGTTGACCCAAACGATGGCACAACGCTGTTAGGTGGGTTGAATTTTGAAACCACCCTATTGTTAATGAAACAGGGATCATTACACAGAATAGACGATTACCCTGGGGATTCTACGTTTAAAGTTGAAAAGTTGACAGACGATTTAGGCACCGTGTCTCACATGACCCCGTTATTTGAAGGCGATGTCGTTTCTTTTTTGTCTAATGACGGATGGGTGGCTATGCATCCTTCACAAAGATTCGGTGATATTCAAAAAGGGGTGCCGTTATCAAAAGATTTTAGAACTGCTGCCGTAAAACATGCGAATAGTGCCGGGTATGCCGCTTACAATCCGATTGACAGGCAGTTATGGCTCACGCTTTCAACCGATGGCAATGCGCTTTTTACGGATTACATATATGTAATTAACCTGGAAACCGGAGGGCAATTATCGCTCTATCAGTTCAAATTCGGACATTCGTGTTACGCATATGTTAATAACGAAATGTTGATAGGCGGGGTAGACGGTAATCTTTATAAATTAGATGATACAGGATACACGTTTACCGACAATGCTGTTGAATACAGTGATGACACGTACATGCGTAGCGCGTTTACAGATTGGGATCTGCCGGATAATTATAAGCATAACAAGAAATTTCATATTTATATAACCGCGTCCTCCGGGGCAACATTGAATTTTAAGCTATATAAAAATGATAATTACACGGCGTTTTCCACTCATGCTATAACTGCGACAAGCGCATGGGATGAAATTTACGACTATTCGACTACCGAGATATACGGGTTCAGTGAGCCGATTTATCAGTCAACGCTTAATAACGAAATCAAAAAGAAATTCAATTATAAAAATATGATGTGGGGCATTGACGATATGGCCTCCGATTATGGAATTGAAATATTAGGTGTGGATTTCAAAACGGCTATCATGGGAGATAAATAGTGGCGTTAAGCATCTATGAAGAAATAGACACATCATCGGGCGGCGATGACGCCGATGAAGGTCTAATAAAGTGTAAAAATAATTGGGCATCTATTGACACTGAAATCTACAATGCACGTGGCGGCGAAGCTTCTCTTGACGCTCGACTGGACAAATTTTTCCCGCCTGGCACCCAAATGTGGTTTTTCGAAGATGCCGCACCTTCCGGCTGGACAATTAATACTGGTGTTGCGGATTGTCTGATTGCGATCAAAGGCGGGGCGAACGCGTATAACACGACCGGCGGAACCAATACCGAAGTGGGAACCTGGACTCAGCCAAACCATATTCATACAATGCCGAGCCATACCCATACATTGGTTCATACCCATACCGGGCCTTCGCATACTCATCAATGGTTTGATGCTAATAGCGGTAATACTGGTTTTACTTTAGATTTTGGTGGTAACGATAGAACATGGGATAGTGACGGTTCGACCCAACATTCTGTTAAGCTATTGGAAGATCATTACACGATATTAGGTGGTACAGGCAATACCGGGGCTGCAAGCGGCGCGACAACATCTTCAGTAGACCCTGGGGACACTGCAAACAGTGCGACAGCGGCCACATACAGGCCATATGCCGCAATCGGTATCGTCGCTGCCAAGGATTAACGGAGATAAATAATGGCGTTAAACATTTATGACGAATTAGACGTATCAGAGGGCGGTGATAAGGTTGACGAGGGTTTCACCAAATGTAAAGACAATTGGGAGGCCATTGATACCGAAATCAATAACGCCCGTGGTGGGCTTGCTTCCCTTGATACCCGTTTGGATCAATTAATGCCAGCGGGTACTCAGGTGTGGTTTTTTGAAGACGCTGCGCCTACCGGGTGGACAATCAATAGCAATGTTGCCGATTGTTTGATTGCGATTAAGGGCGGGTCAGATGCATATGATACAACTGGCGGAACCAATACTGAGGTTGGAACTTGGACACAACCGAATCATATCCATACAATGCCGAGCCATACGCATACGTTAGTCCATACTCATACAGGCCCGGAGCATACCCATCAATGGTTCGATCAGGGTAGCGGTACTACAAGTTTTGATGATGACGGCAGCGGAAATGACACATCATGGACTTCTGACGGTTCAACACCTGTGGATGTGTCAACTACACCGGATATGTACACAAAAGACGGGGGTACAGGCAATACCGGGGCTGCAAGCGAGACGACGACATCATCGGTAGACCCTGGGGACACTGCAAACAGTGCGACAGCGGCCACATACAGGCCATACGCCGCAATCGGGATTATGGCAACGAAGGATTAAGTATGAAAGATACTTGTTGTTTTGAAAAGTGTTTTTTTGCAAGCTTGTTAGATAAGGTCGAACAATGCCCGAATTATATTGAGGGCTGGTGGAAACCGCTTGAAGGTGAGCCTGAAATGTTTAAGGATTGTGCGCCTAAACGGACACATATCATGGTACAAGATCTTTACAACCGATTAATTGGCCTGCAACAAACAGCCGAGCAGGAACGAAATAAAAGTCACGAAGTCACAAAAAACCTGATCAAATTATTTGAGCATGACGTTATTGTGCAGAAAGATATCGAGCATCAGAAGAAAATGATTACACAGGGGTAACATTATGTCAATATTCGATGATTTTGCAATTGGGGCAAACGCAGTACCTTTCAAATCTCCTGGGATGCCTGCAACATGGCCGAAACCGGCCCCGGCGGCGGCACCCACGGCGGCACCAAATGATCCTTTTATTATACCGAGGGGCGAGGATGTAAAGCCGTATGCCGGACTTCCTGAAGGGTACAGGGATCAGCTTCTAAGTCTTGTCATGCCGCAAGTTCAGACGACTATAGGCGATATGGGTGGCTATGGAAATGAATTCAACAGGTTTTTGAAAGAGGAAATGCCCAAATACATAGGCAACTTAGCTAATCGGGGTATTTTAAGTTCGTCGGTTGCGGAAAACACATTATCGCAGGCATTATCCGGCGGGGCGGAAAGAGCGGCGGCTTTCAGAAACCAACAGGCGCAGCAGAATTTAACGACTTTAACGGGGTTGATCAACTCAACGAGATACCAGGAAGATCCAACCGTGTTATATCGAACAATGGCTGATTTGTTAGCCAGAATATAAGGAGACAAAAAATGGCACTTGGACGAGGTGGTCCCGGAACGGGTTCAGGCGGTTTGGGTATGGATAGCGGCG